TATCCGGTTTATGCTCCCTTACAGCATTTAACACGGATGACCAATTCGCCAAGTCGCCTTGAACGAACTTGACCTTCTCCGCTATATCCTCCCATAGCCTCATCCTTGGGGCTACACTGCGAGCGAAGAGTATTACGTCTTCGCCCCTAGCTATCAGTAGCCTAGCTGTTTCTCTGCCTATGAAACCCGTCCCCCCAGTGATTAGTATCTTCATTCTTACGTCCTTCTGTTCTATTGGTATTTATATCGTCGCGCCCAACGGCGCTCATATTGCGCGCGCACGCTGTCTGTATCCTTTGATGCACCCTCGCTTTATCTGCTTTGCCAATCGAGCGATCTCCGGCAATGTTTCTTCGGCGTGCTTTAGATTTTTCGCGTAAATCTCAGCATAAGCGCTTCCAGTTACGGCGCCGTCTGCTCCAGCTGAAACCACCGCCGCGCGCGTGTTCTCTCCTGGAGATACCGAAGCCAGCCAACACGGGTACATCCATATGTCTTCTAACCCTGTTGACCAGCTTTATGGTGGAATCTGTCAAACTTTCCCTTGCCCCAGTCACTCCTTCAACGCCTATGACGCAGAGAAAACCAGAGACGCCTTGACCTACTATTTTGTGTGTGGGGTAAAGTTTTATCCTCTCCTCTTGGGGCGCTCTAATACGTAGTCTTGCGGGATGAACTATGATTCTTTGATTTTCCAGCCTTTTTGTTGGATGATCTTTTGGACTGCTGGTATGCCAAGGGCGAATTGGACGTGCCGACAGTTGTTTGAGTTGCAGTATTCGCAGAGAATTTTTTCTGGTTTGAAGTAGATGTCGATTATTCTTCCCTTTGCGGTTCCGTTTCGCAGGGTCCTGTCGAGAACTCTCACTCCCTCCTCGCTTATGTTGAAGTGTTCGAGCGGCGGTCCCATGATTTCTGGGGGGAATACGCCGAGTTTCTCACATTTTTCCCTTATGGCATCGGTAACAAAGTCGGCTAGGCTCTTGTAGCCCATCTCAGGATGAGTCTTCACGTAGTTTTCTATCGTGCCCACGAGCTCTCTCTGAAGGCTTACTCCGCGGTACTTGTCCATGGGCATATACTACACCTTTACTTTACGTATACGTTAGACACGGCTTAATAGATTTTCGGTGTTTCCTGATTCGGTTTTGACTCCGACGAGGCGACAATGGTTAATAGGGTGAACCACATCTATACCACATGCACAAGTCTTCAGTGGGGTATCGTGTGCCAAACGGAAACTACCGGAGTATCTCCATCAACGACGAACTCGTCGATCGCGTAAAAATGTTGATAGAGAAGCTTGGAACCTACCGGAGCGTCGCCGAGTTCGTTTGTGAAGCCGTACGCCTTAGGATTGAGACCCTCGAAAAGCAGGTCAAAACACGGGATAGTGATAAGAGTGAAAATTGACGCAAGCAAAGAACACAGTTCCTTGATGACGCTGCCTCCTGTTCGCCGTGGGAATGATCTGCTTACAACCTTGAGGCGTGGCCGTTTGCGATTCTTGTGGAGGTGCCCCAGTGATTCCTAGTTTCTCGGCTTACTCTTTGCATGGATGCTCCTAGTGTTTGCCGCCTCGAGTGGCGCTAGAGAGGAGTTTTGATGCACAGAAGAAGTAGGGAAAAGAGTCAGCGCAGACTGGTTCGAAGAATAATATTGTCCAGAGGTTTTCGTGACAGGGTGATGTGTGAGACGATTTGTCGTCTATCGCGCCAGGACGTTCTAGCTTTGGTCTCGGAACCTCTTGAGATCGGTATGGTACCGGATATAGAAAAGGGTGAGGTTCTAGCAGACTCCAGGGGCAGGGGCAGTTTCCAGAGGTGAGCAAGATTGAGAAAGTGCCAACCTTGGACAGACAAGGAGATTCGGATCCTCACGGGGATGGTCGCCGAAGGCTTGACCGCGAAGCAGATTTACAGCAGCAACAGGCTTCCCGGCAGGACCCTTTTCGCCATAACGAAGCGCAAGTTTGCTCTGACGGCTGGAGCGCCCGAGAAGCCTGGGCTACTTGCTCCTGCGATACTGCCCGCTGAAGGTGCCCTGAGCATTGAGAGTGTTGTCAAGTATTTCAGCAATGCTTTCCAGCAAATCTGCGGCCTGACAGAGGTTGACAAGCTCACGCTTGAACGTTTTCGAATAGTTTTCCAGGCCGCTAAGGATTATGGACCGCTACTAGCTGGTTACGAGAAGTGGGAAGAAATTGAGAAACAGATTACGCAGCTTAGGACCGCTGTGGCGGAGCTACAAGCAGCGAAGAAGACAAAGGCTGCTTGACGACGTCGCTGAAACGGTCAGGCAGCTACAGCGTGAAGAAGAGGCAGAAGTCTGCAACGTTGTAGACTATGCGACGCAGCTTTTGGGCATCGAGCCCTTTCCCTATCAGGCCAAGCTGTTGATGGATGAGAGCAAACGCATCGTGGCCTGCATGGGCAGGCAGACGGGCAAGACGACGACCATAGCAGTAAAGGCTATCCACTACGCGGACAAGAACCCGAACGTCACGGTGCTGATAACTGCGCCCTGCCTACGGCAGAGCGTGAACATGTTCGACCGCATATTAGCTTTCATCTACCAGACAGCTCGGTTAAGGAACAAGATATTTCGCGCAACGAGAACGCTGGTCCACTTGGACAACGGTAGCCGCATAATCGCCCTTCCATGCAGTGAGAACATGCTGCGCGGTTACAGCGCACACATGGTGATCTGCGACGAGACGAGCTTCCTGCCCGAGAGAATCATCACTCGGATCATCTTTCCCATGCTCTCCGCCACGGACGGCTACGCCGTCTTCTTGAGTACGCCTTGGAGCCGAGACCACTTCTTCTACAGGGCTTTCATGGATCCTCGCTACAGCGTGCATAAGGTCAGGTCGAGCGAGTGCCCACTCATCACGCCCGAGTTCCTGGCTGAGATGCGGAGCAACATGACGCACGAGGCTTACCTCATGGAGTACGAAGCCGAGTTCGCCGAAGCCTCGAACTGTTATTTCCATCAGGACCTGATTCGGCGCTGCGTGGAATCCGCTCAGAAAGTCGGCTCAGAGCTGTACACTAGCCTCGAGACACCGTTCTCGGCTGGAGACTACTACGCGGGAGTGGACTTCGGAAAGCTGAGAGACCACAGCGTCGTCGCAGTCGTGAAGCGTGAGGCAAATGCTGTACGACTCGTGTACATGTATGAGTTCCCGCTTGAAACGCCTTACACGCAGGTGATAGGCCACATCGTGCGCGCAAGTCAGAAGCTGGGGCTTCATCAAGTGATGGTTGATCAGACAGGCCTGGGAGAACCTGTCTTGGAAGAGATACGGAACCAGGGCGTAGGCTGTGCTCAAGGCTTGAAGCTGACCACTCAGGTCAAGGAGGATCTGCTCGCAGGCCTGAAAATTGCCATGGAGCAGAACCTTCTGGCGATACCGTACGACAGACAACTCTGCGAACAGATCAACGGGCAACAGTACGAGTACGGAAAGAGTGGACACCTGCTGTTCAGCCATCCAGAGAACAGTCACGACGACATGCTCTGGGCGCTGGCCTTGGCTCTCCACGCTTCTCAAACAGCCCCGCCTCCGGGAACAGGGGCGGTCATGCTTCCGCATTGATGATAACCGTAACTGGGGTACATGCCGGATGAGTTTCTTTGGTGAAAAGATTCGAAGAGGCTTCAAAGGGTTAAAGGATAAGCTTAGCTTCAGAGCGCAGAGGCTTGCGCCAGAAGAGCTCAGCCGACGCCAGATGGAAGAGGAGATCCCGCTCAGCTGGAAAGCGGACGGGCAACTGTGGGGCTACGTTACCAAGTACATGCTCAAAGGCTCGGGCGCCGGCTTCGTCACGCTGCCGTACACGGCTTACTGGGAGCGTCTGTGGGGTGCCACACCGATCGAGGACCTGCCGACCTACAAGGATTTGTACACGTTCACGCCGTATATCAAGGCTGCAATCGATGTCACGGTGAACCTGAGCATCAGCCAGGGCTTCGAGTTGGAGGGCCCGGATGAGGCGATCGTCAAATGGCTGAGCGACTGGTGTGACGAGCACAACGTGTTGCAGGACCTACGAATAGTAGCCACTGATATGCTGGTCTTCGGCAACGCTTTCCTGGAGATCTGCAGGGACGAGCAGACAGGCACTGTCGAGTGGCTTAAGCCCTTGGACCCGGTGCACATGAGGGTCAGACGTGACGCTTACGGCAACGTTCTTGGGTATATTCAGCTCCTCACTTTTCCACCGGTGACATTTGCGAGCACGGATATCGTGCACTTCCGGTGGGGTGCGAAGTCATGGTGGTATGAATTTTCATACGGGACGAGCATTCTGAGGCCGCTCTTGAAGCTTCAGGCCTACATCGACCAGCTTGAGACGGATCTCGCGACGATAATTCATTGCTATACGAAGCCGATGCTCGTTGTGAAGGCTGGCACGCCTGAGAAACCGTTCAGCGACCCTCAGCTCACCGCTCTGATGCAGGCTTTTCAGAATAGGCAGGCAGCCACAGACGTGTTCGTGCGCGGCGACGTCTCAGTCGACGTGATCAAGAGCATGACGAGGGACGTTAACGTGCAGTTCTGGCTCAACTACCTCCTGATTCAGCGTGACGCTGTCCTGGGCGTTCCTAAGATCTACATGGGCCAGAGCGAGGGCACGAACCGCGCAACAGCCGATGTTGTTATGCAGGAGTACGTTACGCGGTTGAGGATGATCCAGGAGATTATCGGTGACGTCCTTGAGACCGTGCTGTTCAGGCAGCTCATCGAAGCCGAGTACGGTGAAGGCGTTGAGATCCCCACGGTTGAGTGGCGCCCCATATGGGAGCCCAACGTGGCCGACAAGGCCAAATATGTGAGCCAGCTCGTCGAGACAGGTATCCTCCAGATCTCAGAGGCCCGAACTGAGCTTGGGTTCTCCGCTGAGCCTGAAGCGGGAGGGTTGCCGGTCCTCTCAGACGAGAAGCAGCAAGTTCAGATCATTCAGAAAGCCAAACTCGAGTAGACACGCAAAATTAAATATTGATTCTTCGGCGTTTAGTGCTTCTTGGAAAGGTCTGTTAACCATCGGCGCTTTCTGATGTTTACTATATGACTACGAAGAAAAAGAAGGGGAATTGTTGTTTGTTCTATTTCAAGAAAAGCTTGACGCTTTCTTCTAAAGTAGTCACAGGGACAAATTCATTGTTGTGGATGGCTCCAAATGCCATCATTTCAGGTTCCATAGAAAGCTCCATCATTTTTTCGAAGCTTCCGTCCCACACAATTACAAAGCGGTGATTCATGGTATCGTGCCATCCCCCAATCAGCTTGACACCGTGTTTCTTTATCAGTTGCTCCCATTTTGCGTGTAGGGCACGCCATGCCTTCATTGATTTCTCATTGTTCACTGGACAGCTTTCTGGCGCATGTTTAGAGATCTGTAAGAACAGCATGCTTGAACTCTCCAAATTGCTAGTGCAGAATAGCAAATATAAAACTTTTATATTAATGCGCGCACGCGCATTTCAACGATATTGTGCAACGTTGTCAGCACTGTCATAAGACTTCAAGTTATGTTTGGGAAAGGAGCGAAACGATTCTGGCCGCGAATGCCCTGCAGCAGCCTGTGCGGTTGGACAGGTTACATGCGCAGGCCCCATCTCAGCTGCTTATGGTGCAGGCAACGCAGGTTCAAGTATGGCAGGATGGATCCGGCGAAGTATCATCAGAACAGGTTCATCTGCAGCGGCAAAATCATAATGCCCTCAAAGAAGAAGGACTACGTGCTATTCCTGAAACCCCCTATTGACGGACCCCACATTATAGTTTCAGATGAGAACAGACACTTCCTCAAGATCAAGACATTACTTCTGGAGAAACTCTCAGTGTGGGTTCAGCAACTTATCGATAAGTTTGACGGGAAACCAGCCTATGGACAGATGAAGGATTATCTGGTGCAGCATATCTGCACCTTCATGGAGTTCTTGGCGAATTAAAATGCCTGGTCTGGAAGAGGATAAGACCGTTTGGCGTTACCAGGTCCAGGACCCGGGGAAGTTTCAGAAATTCCGGGTTAAGGAGCTCGGAAAGGGCGTTAAGATCACCCTTGGGAAGGTGAAGGGCTCCGATAGGTGGGAGATTCAGAATTACATGTTTGAGAAGCAGCGGTTCAAGACGCGCGAGCAGGTTCGCACTTGGCTTGACACCCACCTGAAGAGCCAGATTCGGCCGCTACTTGATTTCAGGGCCTGGGACGAGTGGCGACGGCGCTTCGTAAACGCCTACGTGGAAATCTCAAGCGTAACCTGATGCCCCGTTTTCGGATGCCCCGTTCTTGAGGGTAGCGAAACGTGTTGCCCTCTTTTCGGTTGCCCCCTTCCAGCATACCCCAAAACAGGATAACGGGGTATCAAAAACGGGGTATCAAGAATCGGATGCCCCGTTCTCGAGCTTTCAAGGTTATGGAGTGGAAAAGAATGAGTTTTCAGTCTGCAGAGTGGTCGACGAAGAGCATTAATGACCTGCCGGACTCGGCGTTCGCACTCGTCGTGAAGGGCGATAAAGACGAGTCTGGAAGAACCACGCCGAGAACGAATCGGAATCTGCCGCATCATGACAGCAGCGGAAAGGTGGATCTTCCGCACCTTCGGAATGCTATGGCGAGGGTCACGCATACGTCGCTGAGCAAGGATCAGCAGAAGCAGGCTCATGACCATCTTCTCGGCCACTATCGAGAACTGAACATGCCTCATCCGCCCTGCAGTGTTCCGGGCTGCAAGGGCTTCACGCCTAAACAGAAGAAGGGCATGCTCGAGGACGCGGGAGCGTTTAGAGCCTACCAGCAGGAATGGTTCAGGGAGAAAGGGGTAACCGGGGTAGTTTTCTGAGGTAAGGGTCTGTGGAGCTCCGCTATTTTGTGCCCTTCAAAGCCCAGGACGGCACGGACGCGCAGTACGCGCTGAAGGAGAGGCTCATCAACATCGAAGGCGTGGCCATCGACACGTCAGTGAACGCTAACAAGTGGCAAGTTCCAAGCGAGGACCTTGACTTTCTCGTTCAAGGCCTCATCGGAGCTCAGCTTCGCGTGGACCATGCTGAGAGTGCCTTTATGGTGATCGGCAAGGTGCCCGAGGCCAAGCGTCTCGGTGATACGGTCTGGTTCAGGGCTGAGGTGGGCGACGAGAAGATCATCGAGAAGATCCTCCGCAACTACGTTACGCACGTGAGCATCCAGGTTGACAGCGAAGACGTAGAGTGCAGCAAGTGCAAGCGCCCAACAAGGAAGGAGGGTATTCTCGTGCACTTGTGTCCAGGAGCGTTCGAAATCGTCCACAAACCTAAAGTCCGCGAGCTCAGCATCGTGGCGAGCCCAGCGTACAAGAACACGGTGTTTGAGCCTGTCGGCTTCGCGGCTGCGATGACTCAGAGCCAGTGTCGCGTCAGACTCTGCGAGGGAGCATGCGTCAGCGGGGCGTGCGCAGACGAGAACAGTATCACATGCCGTAAGTTATGGTCATTCAAGGATGACAAGGATGTGGGTTCTAAGGGAGACCTGCAAGAACCTGAAAACAAACTGAAAGCAACAGAAGAGGTGAAGCACTTGTCTGAACACAACGCTCAGCAAGATGCTTCTCCACATCAAGCACAAGCAGTAGTCCCTCTCGGACCGGGAGAAACGGCGCCGAAACAGGTGGATTACGAGACCCTGATGAATCAGCTTCAGCAGTTGGAAAAGCAGATTTATCAAGGTCCAGGCGTAAGCGAGGCGGAACTGGACGTTTTGAAGAAAAGGGTTGCTGAAGCAGAGGCTGAAATCGCAAAAAGAGCGACGAAACGCCAGCTTTCCAAGAAGATAAGCGAGCTCGGCAGGAAGCTGAGTGAGGAAGGCGAAGAAGGCGAAGAGGCTGAAGAGGGCGAGGAAGCTGAAGAAGGAGAGGAGGCAGAAGCCAAGAGGGCTTCCAAAGCTAAGCCTCAGCCCCAGAAGCGGCCTACAGGCCAGGGAATAGTGGCCGTCGACGAGATCCAGAAAGACGCTCTCGGAAACTACGACTGGTTCAAGGACATTCTCAAGGCTCACAAGAAGCTCTTAGGCTTCAAGTAGGCGATGACACTTGAGTGCACCATATTTTGAGGGAACAACACCGCTGATAGCGGACCGCTACATCCTCAGATTCATCGCAGGAGCAGCCATCACCGTGGGACAGGCAGTCGAGCTCACGGCTGCCTGGACCGTTACGCCGACGGCGAGCACATCCGGAAGCTACAAGCTCATGGGCGTAGCCCTAACGAACGCGAGCGCCGCAGGAAAAAGCGTGACCGTCATCTGCAGGGGCCTCGTCCGAGCAACATGCTACGGCTCAGTGAGCGCTGGTGACCAGGTGTGCACATCGCTCAACGGTACACTCCAGACATACACAACTCACGATACCGCGTCAGTCGGCAACGCAGTCACAGCCGGAACAAGCGGCGGCACCGCTTACTTCGTCCTCTGGTAAGGTGACCATGAATGAGCATGGTACGTGACGCCTTCACGTGGGTCGACACTGGCGCAATAGGCTATCCGGCGCTCCACCAGAAAATCATCGAACTCACAATGCCGGCTCTCGTCGTCAAACGCTTGCTACCCGAGTTTCCGCTCGTCGCTGGCAAAACAGCGACCTTCGTGAAGCAGAGCGGCAGCAGAGCAGCCACGATAAGTGAAGTTAGCGAGGGCTCAGAGATTCCGATGGACTTCACGCCATACAACTACTTGATATGCACGCCCTACAAGAAGGGCCTGAGAGAGCGTGTGAGCCGAGAGAACATCGAGGACCTCTACATCCCAGTCATCGAGGATCAGCTCCGGAGGCTCGCGCGTAGAATGGCTTACACGATTGACCTTGACTGCATCAACGTCATAGGCAGCGCTGCCGCAAACACGAGCGCAGGCACGGGCGTGAGCATGGGATCAACCGGGTCGCCGTTCACGATCAGCGGCGGACTCGGACAGCATGATATCCTCGCCGGAAAGGCGGTGATAGAGACCTACAACTTCATACCCGACACGATCATCCTTAACCCGATAAACGCGAGAGATGTCTACTACCTGCCCCAGTTCTCGCTCTACGCATACTACGGAACTGCCGGCGAGGAAGGACCGATCCAGAGCGGACTCATCGGAAAGATCTACGGAATGAACGTCTACGTCACAACCGTCTGCAGCGCAGGAACAGCATACATCCTGAGCACCGGCCAAAACCTATCGGCGGCATATACTAATCATGGATGTGATTAGGGTGCAGGCGCCCTTAGGCTTCTTCGTTATAAAGCGGCCGTTGATGACGGACATTGAAATCGTGAAAGAGCTGGATTCCGTGGACGTGATGTTGACTACGAGGTACGCGCCTGTGATACTCTGTGGAGAAGCAATCTATCAGGTCACTGGTCTGAACACGAGCTAAACAGTCTGAAAATAACCAACCCTTATTCTCCTTTTCTTTGAGGTCGAAACGCTCACTGAGAGAGGGAAGAATCACGATGAGTTGTCGAGGCTGCGAATTCGCGAACAAGCCGAATCAACGGGGCAGATGCGCAGAATTGGCTCTGTGGTTCGCATGTTTGCCCTATCAAAAACGCAGGTTCTAAACCGTTGAAGCTGCCTAAGAATGGGCCGCAAAAACTCTTCTGCATCGTCGGCATCATCTTGTTCTTCTTCGGAATCTGGCAGATGGACCTAATCTGTGTGGGTCCCGTCTGGAGCAAGACCTGGGCGTCGCCGCAGGGTGGCTACTACAGCCAGTTCTTCGAGATCGGCGCGATTGGATCCTTGAGATTTGACACTACAGTGGGCAACGCTTACGATCTGATGCAGGTCTTCATGGTTCTCGGACTGCTGATTGCAGTCCTGAGCCTCTGGTTCTGGGATGAATAGTGTTCCTGTTCGCTCTATCCAGAGCCTGCTAACAACGCTTGGCAGGCGGAAACGGAGGTGAACAGCCCTATGAGAAAGATTCGCCTGGTGTTGCTGGCCTTGGTTACCCTCTGCATGGCTGTCGGCATGGTCAGCCGAGCCCTTGCACAGGGCAACGAAACCACGACGACAGTGATCACCTCATCGACCCAGGTCGACACTGGATTCCTGATTGAGATGGCACTGGCGTTCGGTGGAATCGGCACCCTGGCCTTCGTCATCGCTGAGCTCATCGGCATGTACGTTCACAGAAGCGCTCAGAACTCGCTCGTACAGACAACCAGCACGGCCATAAACGCGATCGTGGCTATGACAGGAGTCGGAGTTACCGCATCCCACGCCGGCGCAGTAACAGAAATAGCAGGAGTACCCACACAGATTATACCGCCAGGAACGCCTTCGACAACTCCAGCAAAGGCTTAGCCATAACTCCTCAGATTCATGCCGTTTTAACTGGCATGAGAAACCCCCTTTTTAGTCGTTTTCATCCGTGATAAGATCATAAGATGGTAAGATCATGACCGTAACGTACATTCAGGTTTCAGACGTTCAGAACGCGCTCGGAGCAGCCTACGACGCGACAGGCCAGGCTTACACGGTCTACGGCCTCACACTCACGGCCGCAGCCTTCCAGGCTCACGTCTCCTACGCGAACACCTACATCAACGCACTCATCGGCACGGACATAACAAGCGCGGATCCAAGGTACAATCACGCCGTCATAGGAGCGATAGACCTTGCCTGCTTCCGAATTCTCGTGGTGAGCAGCGGCGGAGCCATCGTAGGCGCCTTCGACTACTTCCTCGGAGACCTGCGCGTGTCAAGAGCGGGACCGTACGCAGCAGCCGTTAAGAACGCGATCAACGGCTTCCTGAGCGACCTCACAAATCAGATTATCAACCTCACCACGCCCGTTATGATAGCGGATGCAGCCGCAGCCCAGCAGGTGCCCACGTATGAAGGAGGACTTATTAACCCATGAGTCAAGCCTTAGGGAAGGGCAACTACATAGTTGCCAAGGTCAACGGAACCAGGCAAGTGTTAACGAGCGCCGAATTTCAGCAGCTCCTCAGGGCCGGCTACGACCTGGAAATAGTCAGGTGCAGATAAGCAGGCTGTCCCGAAGCCGTCAGAAGTCGAAAGGTCACCTCGAAAAGGTTCTCCTTTCTCCCCGTTTGTTCAAGTTCGGCTTCTGGTGACGGGAGAACAGCCTGTCATGCAGAAACTCGATACCCCCTTTTCGGTTGCCCCCTTCCAGGATACCCCAAAACAGGATAACGGGGTATCAAAAACGGAGTATCAAGAATCCGATGCCCCGTTCTCGGCCTATCGGAAACGGGGTAACAGCCTCTGGCTGCCCCGTTCCATGGATAAGGTTCGAATAGATTTGAAGGACACGCTTAAGCGGCTCAGTAAGCTCCTCTGCCTCAACTGCAAGCAGACGGGCGACTATAATAGCTGCTCCAAGTGTGAAGCCCACAGGCTGATTAACGAGCTGTTACAGGATGGTTAATACAAGCACGCTCCTCATGCAGACCCTTCAGAGCAACTGGAGCCTCAGCTCTCCTGGGCAGACCGACGTCTACTGGGTGGACGCTAAGGTTGAGATGATGGACTGGGCCAAGCTGGGCAAGAACATCGTCGTAGCATGCTACAGCGCCTCGGGGCCCGTTCAGGTCGTTCCCTTGAGCCGCGAAGTCTTTCAGAAGACGGAGAAGGTTATCGTCGACGTCATCGTCAGAGTCTTGACGTCTGTCGATGATACTCTGAGGATGAGGGAGAGCATGCGAGCGGAGGTTTACCGGATAATAGAGACTACGCAGTTCGCGATTGAAGGCGTGGCCAACGCTTTCGTATCCAGGGAGCCCTACAAGGTTGAGAGCAGCGAGCTGACCAGGTTAACGGTTGAAGTTACCTGCGTCAGCTTCGACGTGACATCATGAGCGCCATTATAGAGATTCAGGTTCAGTACGCCGCTCAGCTGGCCGCTGCCCTCAGAGAAGACTTTCCCTCTGCTTCAACCCAGGCCGTTCAGGACGCTATCACGCTCGTCGGACAACGCATCTATGATGAGGCTGTCAGGCTCGTTCCGGTACGCACCGGCTACCTGCGGAGCAGCATAAGCGTTGAGCCTTCAGGAAAGTGGATCCTGAAGATCCTTGCTCGGGCTTATTACGCGCCCTATGTTGAGTGGGGCACTCGTAGGATGGAGCCGCGTTTGTTCATGACGCGTGCGCTCGAGCTGCATCAGACGGAGCTTCTGGAGGAAGTGGAGAACGGGGTTGCCAGGGCGATTCAGGACACGTTTGGCTGACTCAGTGTAAGCGAGAAAGAAGGGTGGGATTCCATCCTTCCTCGAAGCGTAAAAAATGGGAGTTGAAAAATAGAAGATGCCAGGACCATTCATAGGCCGAAACGCCGTTATTCAGTATGTTTCAGGCGGAACAGCATACACGATAGGCTACGCGCAGAACGTTACTGCTTCGCTGACTCAGGACATCATCAAAGAATACTGTCTCGGATCCCAATCTCCGGCGATCCTTGCACCAGGCCTTCAAAGCTACAAGGTCAGCTGCAGCAGAATGTTCATTGACACCACATTCGTAGCGTTGGTTTCAGGAGGTACAGCGATGAACTTCATTCTGGCGCCAGGGGGCACGACATCGGGGTCGGGCAACGCGAAGATAACTCTGCTAAACGTTGTTCTGGGCACTTGGAACCTCAAGTGGGACCAGAAGGGCATCGTGATCGAAGACTTCAACGGTGAAGGCCAGGGCATACAGACCGGAACGTTCTAAGCGTTCTGCAGGAGATCCTTTTTGAGTCAGGACACTATCGACTGGGCAAAAGTCAGAGAATTCCAGGAGCGCGCTGAAGAGTACGATCGTGAACAGGAGAAGAAGCGAAGGCTATTCGACCCGAAAGAGCTCGTGAAGAAGAGCCGTAAAATCAGGACG